TTCGTTGCCGTTGTAGAAGAATTTAATTGTCATCTTCGTCCCCCATGCAATTGTCGCAACCAGGATGATCGGGGTCTGAGCAGATTGGATTTGCTCTCAGAATGTTGTATTTACGAGCTTCCCAAAAGTCTTGCGCTTTGAGTTCTCTAATATCATCGTCTTCTTCAAAATAACTTCTATTACTCATAATGTGTCCTTAATTTATCTAATGAAGTATCAGCGTTGTGCTGATGAATGAAGTGTAAACGATAATTTACTGAATAGTGCAGAAAAACATCAAAAATAGTAAAATAATTAAAATATGTAAATAAATGTGTACAATAAACAACATGGACAAACAATATTTTATAGAAAAAGCAGGATCACCATCCAAACTAGCTAAATTGCTTGGCATAAAACGTCAAGCTGTTAATAATTGGCAACAAATACCTAAATTAAGAGTATTTCAGTTAAGAGTTTTGCGACCTGAATGGTTTGATGTTATAAATTAGGATATAATTGAAACTATTGCAGTCGAACGCAATGACTTAGCCACTTAGATAAGTATCTTGTCCCTGACGTGAAAAACGAGGGGAGTTCGACCAAGGTACTTTTTTAAGTGGCTTTTTTGTTTGTTCAATGTAATCGTACTCCACACGATAGCAGCGCATTTGAATGGATGGCTTGGAAGAAAACACCGCACACCTATACACCCGGGTGCAAAACGTGACCGAACTTAGTTTAGGTATCGGTAAAGCATAAGACAACTCAGGTGAAAACTAGGTCTTATGTATAAGCGAATAAACTCGTCAAGCGCACTTGGGCGTTTTTTGTTTTAGAAGATTAATTAAGATGAATAATGTTAAACAACAATGCTGGAGAAGAGTGAATACTATTCACCCTAGCATAACCTATGGAGTTTCTAAATGAATGAAAATGATGTTTTTGAAGTTATCGAACAAGCATATTTAAATAGTAATACTTGGTTCAAAATTTGGAATCCTGACGTGCAAGTTAAAGAAGTCAATAAATTTTTAGTTCAATTTGCTACATTAATTGCTCAAAAAGAACGTGAAAGGCTTGAAAAATGAAAGATTTATTTGATGAAGAAACATTTGACTGGGTTACTGAATGGAAAGGTATGCCTTCATTTATTCAAGAAGACAAAAAAATTATATTTTCAGTTCAAGTTAATTTTGAAACAACAGAAGATATAAACGCATTTTCTGAACTTATAGGGCAAAGAATAAGTTTTAAAACTAAATCTGTTTTATTTCCTGTGAAGAAAGATGAAGATAGGGTCGTTTATGTTGATGCAGAATGAACCACAATATCCAATTTATATAATTTCTAAAGGTAGAGCTGATTCTAGGTATACAAGTAAAGCATTAGAAAAAATGCAAACAGCTTACAGAATTGTAATAGAACCACAAGAATATGATGCTTATGCAGCAGTAATAGATTCTAAAAAAATTCTTGTATTACCTTTTAGTAACCTAGGACTTGGAGGCATTCCTGCTCGTAATTGGTGTTGGGAACACGCAATTTCTGAAGGACATAAATATCATTGGATTCTTGACGACAATATTGACGGTTTTGTGCGTTTAAATTACAACAAAAAAATAAATTGTCTTTCTGGTGCAATTTTTCGAGCAGCCGAGGATTTTGTAAATAGATATGAAAACATTGGTCAAGCTGGTTTTCAATACAGATTTTTTACAGTTGCTAGAGAAATACAACCTGCTTTTAGATTAAACACTAGAATCTTCAGTTGTATATTGATCAGGAACGACTTGGATCTGCGTTGGGAGCTGCGATACAACGAAGATGTAGATTTATCTATAAGAATACTGCAAAACGGCTGGTGTACTGTTTTATTCAATGCTTTTTTGCAGAATAAAATGGGAACGCAAAAACTTAAAGGCGGCAATACTGAAGATTATCAAAAAGACGGAACTATTACTAAATCACAAATGTTAGTTGACAGGCATCCAGATTTAGCTAGTCTTGTATATCGTTATGGACGTTGGCATCATAGAGTTGATTTTGACGTTTTTAAACATAACTTACTAATTAAGAAAAAAGATTTAATAATACCAAATGAACCTAATGAATATGGTATGAAACTTATAAAGGTGCAATAATGACATTTGAAGATTTTTGGAAAGCCTGGCCTCGTAGTTCACGCAAAGGAGGCAAGTCAGAATGTTTAAAAAAATGGCAGAAATACTATTGTGATGCGTGTGCCGATCAAATAATCAAACACGTCGAGTGGATGAAGACCACAAATGACTGGCGCAAAGACAACGGAGCGTTTATTCCAGCGCCCCTTGTGTACTTAAACCAACAGCGTTGGGATGGAGCTGAAATACCTGAAGTCTCTACAATGGTTCAGGAACGTGACCCTTATCTTGTTAAACTAGATGCAGAAAAGGCAAAAGCTGTACCTATGCCTGAACATATCCGTCAAAAAATTATGGAGATAAGACGTGGAAATTAAAACAATTTGGCAACCAGTACCGCCTTGGCCAGAGGGAACTGTTTTAAAAGAGACTAAATACCCTGTAGCAGATAGATTACCTAGACTGCCCCCAGAGATGCGTGTTCTTGCGCCAAGGTTCTACAAGTCGATTGGCTACCGCAATTCAAACGAAATGAGAAAGTGGATTGTCAATGGATGAGCCTTTTGAACAAATGTACGATGAGATTGTAGAGCTGTACGCTCACCTTGCAATGCAACCTGGCTGGGTAGAATACATCAGGGATGCAGTACGTCAGAAGATGCAAAGTAACGCATTATTTGCAAATTTGGCTGAAGATGTAAAAAATACGATACATAGGAAGAAAAATGAGACGAGCAGCACGAGTTGACGAGAATCAAGCAGAAATAGTCAAGGCTCTTCGTGAGGCTGGGGCTTTTGTGTATTACATCAAAGAACCATGCGATCTTCTTGTGGGGTATGAGGGAGAAACTCTACTTATGGAGGTGAAGAACCCTGATAGTGCGTATGGCAAAAAAGGGTTTAACGAGAACCAACTAGACTTTGCTGAAAATTGGAAAGGCGGGCCGTTTTGCTTGGTTGATTCAGTTGAAAGCGCAATGCGTATGCTGAAACTTATGTTGTCAAAACCATGAAATTTAAATTAGAAAATGAAGAACAAGCCAAAGCATTAATGGTCAGAGTTTGGCCTAAAGTTTTAGAGGCGCTTAAAACTGGTAAACAGCTCGACATGGAAATTGTGGATGCAGTTAGATCAGACGACCAAAACAGGTTATATCACGCAATAATTGCTGATATTGCCCATCATGCTACACATCTTGGAGCTAAATGGGATGAGGAGAGTTGGAAGCGTTTTTTAATAGACCAATTTGCATCAGAAACAGGGCTTAGAAGCGGTAAAGTCGTACCGAGCTTAGATAGTCATCGGATTGTGCAACTCGGTCTTCAATCTCGTAAATTTACTAAGGATCAGGCATCACAGTTTGTGGAATGGCTCTATGCTTGGTGCGCCCAAAACGAAATTGAAATAAATGAACCCAAATCCCAAACGTGAATATATCCGCAGCCGTAAGCTATTGGATAACTGCCAATATCTGAATTGCGCCATGTGTGGAATAGATGATGGCACGATTGTTGGCGCACACTCTAATCAAGGAGCGCATGGCAAAGGTAGAGCTATAAAAGCAGACGACAATATGATCGCTGCCCTATGCCATGTTTGCCACATGGATTTAGACCAAGGTTCTATCTACAGCAAGAAAGAACGTGAAAGGCTCTGGGATAGAGCGCACCTGAAAACAGTTTACTGGCTAATTGAAGCTAATTTGTGGCCTGATAATGTGCCTCTACCCCAAACCTATATAGACTACAAGAATAGTCTTATTTAATCGGATGTGCCTTTTCCATAGGCAAATTCTCATGCTTTTTGAGTTTGTCTTCTAGTCTGTGCAACTCGTGTTCAGTTTTCTTTTCATGCTCCCTTAAAACCACATAATGTGATTTGGGTGACTTGTATTCTTTGCCTTCAATTTTGAAGTTCTTCATGCTATTACCTTGCCTTCTTTAAGTTCTTCTATTGTTAAACCGCCTGTGTACTGAAAGTGCGCCAGTTCTTTAAATAATTTCCATTTACCAGCCCACTCCAGTCCTGATTCTTCTCCAAGTTGCCCTATCTGTGCCCAAACTGGATGGCTTCCGTTCCAGTCTGGTTTGCCATTAACCACAGGCACAATATCCACAGCGCAACGATGGTTGTGAAAAGAGTCACCTCCCCTTGCATTTGTGACAATCTTGCCCTCAGTTGTGCGCCCTTGAGCATAAAGAGCATCTTGACTTTCATAATCCCGATATGTAGAAGTAACCAAGATGTCGATGCCATTATGCTGACAAGCCTTAATAAAATCTTCAACTCTTGCTTTAACTTGCGGTAGGAGATCATCTAAGTTTCTTGAATTAATCATTTTGTGTTTGGTATTGAATTGTGAAGCATTATGTCTTTGTTTTGTGAGCCTAGTGTTGACCCAAAATAATAGGCAATTATTCCAGTCCAAGCAGTTCCTAAGCTGCCAAGCATAATCATCAATGCTTCTGACGTTTTAAATTGTTCGGTCATAAGACCTATCAGTATTCCAAAGAACCCCAAAGTAACCAATATGGCCAATGTAGGCGGAACAATTGAATGTAGTTTAGTTTGCATATCCCTTGCAGATGCTCGGTCTTGGGTTGTTAATTGTTCAAAGTTCAAACCCAACTCTTGCGCTTTAGCTTTTAACGCAATCTCAGCCTGTTGTATAGATGCAACTTGCTCGGCAGTTAATTTACTGTCCTCAATGTTCTTTTGGATGTCCTCAGACTTCATGCCCAGCGCAGATTCAAGCGCAGATACCGCCATTCCCGCTACTGGAGTACCCAATGCTGAAGCAATAGTCGGTGCTAGTTGTTCAATCGTTTTAATCCAATCCATGTCAGTCCTTACAATATTTAGGCCAATAGCCTGTCTGTCTAAATAAATGCTCACATTCTGCGTTTATTGAGTCGTCATAATAGTGTTTCATAAACATAATGTGCCAGTCCTGTCCGCTTTTCTTGTTTTTGTAATCTTGATTAATCTCATACATTAATACTGCAAATGTGAGGATGACCACCAAGACCGCAACACAAATTGCAATTCTAATATTCCACTTCTCCAGCCGTTCAACTCTTCTTCTTTCGTTAGCTTGTTCTTTTTTTTTAATATAGCATTATGTTTTGCCTGTTCTGTCGTTAATTTTTGACGTTCCGCTACAAATTCTGTCCATACTGCACCGAGTTCTGGCGGTGATTCATACACCAACATCTGCCTTAAATCGTACTCAGCCTGTTCTAATTGCTTTCTACGCAGTACATTCTCTAATGCAATTGCCTGTAATGACTTACCCTTGGGAGGATTCTTTTTCTGTTCCTCCGCTTCCTTGTGCGCTTTTTCTTGATGGTCAAAGAAACTACCAAGCGCACCACCCAACTCATTGACAATCTTGACTACTTCACCGCCAGTAGATTTAATTTCCTTATAGGCAGCAACTCCGCTTTTTACAGCAGAGAAAGCCATCATTGCAAGGGTAAAGGGGTCGATTTTATTTCCCCGTTAGGTAATGGACAACAAAACCAACAAAAGAACTGATTGCAGATACCACAATCATGCCAACCCAAAACCCACCTTTTGATTTATTGGCAAGTTCAACCAAATGACAAACAGATGCCTCTAATTTGTCAATCTTTTTCTCAAGAGTTTCTACAGTCGCTACCAGCTGACCATATTTGAACATGTCAATATCGCTCATGGTCATGACTTCATAATATAGCAAAGAGCATAGTAATTAGGTGCGCTTGAGCCTGAACTAAATACTGCAGCAGTTGCGTTGACACTATAAGAGTTTCCTGCACCGACAATGAATGTATCTTGAAGATTTGGTGTGCCATTTGAGCCATTACATAAATAATATCCGCTAGGAATAGAACCGATAGAGCCTGACCAAAGAATAATTGATCCACTAGGCAAAGTAGAACTTGAAGACGTAGAACTCGGAATACCATATAAATTGTCGTAGGTCGCTATTACATTACTTGAAGCATCAGATAAGACAAACTTATATGAATATCCGCTGTTTAACCAAATCTCGTTTGGAGGTCTGCCACTTGTACCTAATACGATAGGATTAGAGTTGGCTACAGTTCCAGTTGAATCTGTGTATGTAGATAGTGGAGTTGTAGACCCAGCTTGGTAAGTGTTTATCTGCCCTCCAGATAAGGGTATGCCTACGTTGTTAAAAAATGCAACGCCATTACCAACAGGTGAAAGTAAGTAACTCATTTTGTTTTTCCTAGATCAGATAAGTTTCGGATTCCTGCAGTTGGTGACAATCTACGCTGGGAAAGTTCTGCCAATGCTTTTTGTTCTGCTTCAAGCGCAAGTCTTTCATTTCTGCCCTTTAGTACGTTTCTTAGAACAGTACCTCCAATTCCAGTTTTGGCATTGATTGCTTGTTCAGCAGCACTAGCCCCTAAACTTGAAATGGTTTCTTTAGCAGCGTTCATTGCATTTTTCTCACGCAAAACTTCTGTGTTAGAAGTATTAACATGATGTACGCCCTTGGTATGCTCACTCAAATTAGCAACATCTGCCAGGTCTTGTAATGTTTGGGTTGTCTCATTACCAAACATATAAGGCAAATGTGAGCCGTGTTGATTATAGATTTGCTTATTTAAATTAGCCTGGCTAACTGTACCTTTGTCATTTCTAATGCCAGAATTTAATTTAAACTCGTCAATTTTTAGCTTATTAAGAGCTTGGTGTTCTGGGGAATCACGACCAATAAGTTGTACAAGTCTTTCCACATTAAGTGGCGCAGTCTTAGACGAATAATGGTTTGCAACAAAATTGTTTGCAGCAGGATGAGGTAACCCAGCTTCTATTTCATCCGCAGTTCTTGTGTCAGAAATAGCAGCCTTGTACGCTGGTATCTTTTCTTTTTCTTTTAGCGCCTTGACTTCATTTCTTGCAGCATCATATAAGGGTTTGTATTGAGCAAATTCGTCTTTAATTGGAACTTGCTCTAATTTATCTCTAATAATGTACGCAGCCTGTGATTCCAAAGGGTCTTTTGATGTCCTAGCAATCGTTGCAGTATCTGTTCTAAAGTTTTCGTATTCTTCTGGTGTCATGTAACCCTTGGACAATACTTCATCTAAATCAGCCTGTAAACGAGGAGGAACATATCTAGTGCGTTGTTTTTCTTTTAACCCATTGATAATGTTTTCTCTTAAAGCACCAACATCAATCGGAGACTGTGATTCTCCTGCTGCTTTATTTGCTATTTCGTATGCCTGAGCTATTTTTGATTGATGAGCTGTGTAATCTGCCTTTAGCTTATCCAATGGCATTGATGCCAAACGTATTGGGTCTGTTTCAAATACGTCAGGTGCTATTTTTTCTTTGATGTTATTGAAAGCCTGAATTAATTTAGGATCACGCTCTTCAAATCTAGCTTGTAAGTTAGGATCTTTTGCCCTTGCGTTTCTTTCCTCAGACATTAAAGTTGTGTCTTCTAACGCTTCTGCTTCAGTTGGTAACATTCCAAACTTTGCAAATTTCTTATGGTTTTTTATTACTTTTAAATCTGTGGGAGATAGTTTAGATGGGTCAACATTTGCCAATGATTCTTGCATATGAGCAGGCAAATCAGCAAGAGCAGCCTTGGCTTCTGCTATTGGCGCAACCGCAGCTGACCCAGCGCTTTGCAAAGATGTAAGTGGAGGCGCAATAGGTACTTCAGCTTTACCAACCTTTTCAACTCTGACTTTGGGAATCATTCCTTTTGCTTCAGATAAAGATGGTGCAGCCAAAGGTGCAAACCCAGCCAACTCAGGAAGTGGCGTACCAATAGCTTCACCAATCTTGCCAACAGTTTCTAAATTAGTCTTACCAGCCTCAGTCCTTGGTTGATAAGTAAATGCCTGTTGAATATTGGCAGCAACGTCTTGACCCTTTTTCAAGGCTTCTTGTGTGCCAAACTTGGGGCTTATCATGGTATTGATCGCACCAAAAGCAGAACCTAAAGGCGCAGCAATACTTCCAGTAACAGCACTCAATGCAGGTTCTACAACTCCACCGATCTTATTTAAGAAATACTCTTGCGCCTTTTGTCTTTCTTCCAAATGCTTCATAATTATTTGGTGAACAGGACTAGATGCTTTTTCTTCTTTCTTTTTAGTTGGTGCAAACGCTAATATATCTGGATCATTTTCGTAATCAAAATATTGCAATTCAGGACGTATGCCCGACATTTTGCTTTTTGGCGCATTTGTAGGAATTAAATCAGCAGCCGACTTAGGTCTGCTAAATGCCATCACATCTGGATCATTTGCATAATCTGTCATTGATAATCACCTTTTTCCAGACGTTTAAGGTTTTCTTGTTTTTTTCTAAATTCAACTAATTGATCGTCTGTTAAATTACTCATAATTTCTGCTTTCTTTTTTTCTTTTTGTTCTTTTGTCAAGTTAGCAGTATTTACATTTTGTATCATTAATAATAATGGATCGTAATTATTTCTCCAAGCATCTTTAAATCTTTCAACATTAATGTGACCATTATATTCGCCACGTTTTGCAATGTATTTTTGCAATCCTGAATCAAATTTAGTCGCAAGAGCAACATCTGCTTTGGCTCTTTCTAAAATATCTCTTAATGCTTTTTCACTTATATTGTCACTACCTGATGCTGTATTACTTAATGCTGCACCAGCATCTGATTTAACGCCTGCAATATTACTTGCTTTTATTTGCATATCAGCAATATTTTTAAGCAATCCATCATAATCTTCATCACCATAAATCCATTTTTTACCATTTCTTAATAATTGACCTGGTTTACTACCAGCAGCTTTATCAGCAAATTGTTCAACTTTACGAATTGTTTGAGCCATTTTAGTAGCTTCTAATGCAGCATCCGCACTTGTGGATTTAAGTGTTTTACCATTTGAATAAGCAGTTTGTTGTTGCTCGTTCATTTGTGGAATTTTTACGTTTTGAGGTATAGACATTTGTGGGTCTTCTTGCACCAATTTAGGCGCTTGACCTTGTGGCGCAGTTGGCGCAATTGGCGCAGTTTCTTGTTTTGTTGGCGCAGTTTGCTCTTGACCAACTGGCATAAGTTGCATAGTAGTAGGATTAACAAAGTATTTAACACGATTAATTTCAACAACTTGTGGTGTTATCAAACCTTGTCTATTTACTGCACCAATTTGCGCTTTTTGTGTATTTTCTAATGTTTGTTTAACAAAATTTAATCCTTTATTTGGATCAACCGCTGCATTAATAACTTTTGCAAATTGCGTTTCAGCAATATGTTTGGGCAAACCTTGATCTATTAATCTATCTCTTTGATCTGCAACGTGTTTAACAAATTCATTAACATTTCCATCTTGCATTGCTTTACTTTGCAACATAGATGTCATTGCATCATTTATTTCATTAGAATATTTTTTTTGTACTTCGTAGACTTCGCCTTGTGATTTAGCCTTACCAGCTTCAATTTCAGATGGTTGTAATGCTTGTCTTTTTTCTAATTCAAGTTTTGATTTTGCAAGTTCTAAAGGATTTAATTGTTTTGCCTGTTGCAACGCTTGTTGATTCTGTTGCAAAATAGTTTGAGCATTTTGCAATTGAACAGGATTTAACTGTTGAGCCTGTTGGTAATTCTGTATACCAGAAGCAGTATTGACCAAATCACCCAAAGTTTGCACCCTTGGGCCTGGCTGATTCATAAAAGAAGTATCAACTGATAATGTTGCCATAATTATTCCTATAAACCAAAGAAGCTACCAACAGCGCCCAATGCACCTCCAATAGCGCTACCAGCACTACCCAAAGCACCAATTAAACCACCGCCAGAAGCGTTACTAGCTATTGTATTTGCTAAATTAGTTGCTTGTCCTACTAATCCGCTTGCCCCAGCTCCACCGCTTCCTCCGGAACCGCCTTGAGCATTTCCACCAGATGCGTTTACTGTAATGTTTGGTGTTGTCTGTTTTGATAATAAAGCAGCTAACGTGTTATTGTTAGCAACAGAATTGAGCGCATTTGAGTAAACATTTGCAGCGTTTGTTTGACCTGAAGCGGCAGCTTGGGCAGCAGTAAGTCCAAGTTGCGCTTGATTTTGTGCTGCGCTTGTACCAAGACCAGCTTGTTGTTGTGCAATATTAGAGGCAAGTGTCGCCTGGGACTGAGCAGAACCAATTCCCAAATTTGCTAATTGTGAAGCAATATTACTTGCAATTTGTGCCTGAGATTGTGCAGAACCAGTTCCAAGTGTTGCTTGTTGTTGTGCAATGTTACTTGCAATTTGTGCTTGGGATTGAGCAGAACCAATTCCCAAATTTGCTAATTGTGAAGCAATGTTACTTGCAATTTGTGCTTGGGATTGAGCTGCACCAGTTCCAAGTGCCGCCTGTTGTTGCGCTGCATTTGTTGCAAGATTGGCTTGTTGTGTTGCAGCATTTGTACTAATGTTTGCAGTATTAGTGCCCAAGTTTTGTACTAACCCACTCTGAGCATTTAATCCTGCTTGACCTATTCCTGCTATACCAGAAAGAGTATTATAAATATTTTGCTTTTGTGACTGAGCATTGTTAAAAGCGTTTTGATAAGCACCTTGAGCATAATTTTGTGCAAAAGTATTAAGTCCTTGAAGCGCATTGCCTCCAACCAAACCACCTAAAGCATTTGCTTGGTTTTGTGCTTGACCTAAACCTTGTTGTAATTGGAATTGATAATTAGGTGCTAATTGAGCATTTAAATCTTTATTAGAAAACTGGCTTGTCAAATAAGGCATATTTTGCTGAAGTGCAGCATTACCTTGTGCGCCAGTTTGAATATAAGGATTGTATTGTTGTGCTTGTGCTCCGTATAAATTGGTTAAATTACCAATGTTTTGTTGGGCATTAGCACCAATATTTGCACCCGCTTGATTAGCTACGCCATAGATATTTTGACCTAACTGTTGGGCAGTATTGGCAATATTTTGACCTTGCTGATAACCAACATTATTTAAATTTTGACTTAAGTTTTGAGTTACATTACCAATATTTTGACCCTGTTGAAGACCAACATTGCCCAAATTTTGTATTTGTTGATTGGCTACATTACTAATGTTTTGACCCTGTTGAAGACCAACATTAGTTAAATTTTGACTAAGATTTTGAGTTGTGTTACCAATGTTTTGACCTTGTTGATAGCCAACATTGCCTAAATTTTGTATTTGTTGATTAGCTGTATTGCCAATGTTTTGCCCTTGCTGAGTAGCTGCCCCAGCAATATTTTGTCCCGCATTGGTAAGCGCATTACCTAAATAAGCTGCGCCTCCTATGTTTGCTAGACTTTGTCCACCTAAAGCATTACCCAATGTATTACTAGCACCCAACAAACTAGAAAGATTAAAACCAGAATTGTTTGTTGGATTTGTTAAAGAATTTTGATAATTTGAAATTGATTGAAGCGGGTTGCTAGAAGCATCACTTGCACTTGCAATTTGTTGATTATTTTGCAAAAGGTTTCCATTATCATCAACAGAATAGCCATCGCTTTGGTTGCCAATAACCTCGCCTGTAGCACTATTGATAACATCGCCATTTGCATCTATTGTAAATCCCATATATCACCTCATGGATTGTAATAAGGCACTTTGTATGCCTTACCATTTATTGTTACATTCATAAATCCCACAGGTGAAGCTGGAAGTTTCCCCGACCCCTGAGTTGCTGTACTTGAACTGCTAAAATTTAACAAATTAATAAAAAACTGTTGCCATGCCCTAGTAGGTCTTTTTGTTGTTCCATCCAAAAATTCCGTTTGTGGATATGGATTGTTTTGTGTTGATCCAAAAGTATTAATCATTAATTATCCCCTGAACTTGCTTTTAAGTTGGCAGAAATAATAACCGCTTTAACAGGGTCTGTCACCACAACTTCAAACACACGATCTCTTGACCAACCAAGCCTTCTCCATCTAGCTCGGTTTTGATACGCACCTATTGCACCAATACTTGTCCAATGTTCATTAGACCAAGTAGAACCACCATCATTTGACCATCTAAGCATTGCTTGAGGATTTACCCCAGGAGGCGCAATATAAGAACCCCCAGCTACCGCAAAACCAGCAATTGCAATTCCCGCAGTTGCATTGGTGTTAGGCTTGGTTTTATTACCTTGCAGTCCTACACCTGGTTGAAACTGTATCTGCAATTCATCAAAGAATTGTCTTTGTAAATCTGTTGTAATGTGTGGAGTACGTCTTAATCTGCGAACTTCTTGACTGTCATCCGTATAGTTACTAGGGTCTAGTTCGTAAATCTTTCCGTTTTGCCAATCACCAACTAAAACAATTCCCTGAAACTGAGTAGCACAATTTCCTCTATGCCTGTGATACACATTTGAATTGTCAACCCATTGCCATTTATGCCACAGACCAGTTGCAATATCAAATGCCCATGTCAAATCAAGCGTAGGAAACGATACAACATAAACCTCGTGACCTTCTAACTGATATGTCCAAGCAATTGCATCGCCAATGTATTGATTGACTAAAGTGTTCTCTACGGCATGAGTTGAGATTCTGACAGGAACATATCCGTTCATCAACACAATCGTACCTTGCCCCCTCAAATCCCTTGAGACATAAGCAAATGAATCTCCAACCCTAGATACAGAAAATTTAGCCACAATTCCATGCTGAGTATTTGTACCAGGCACACGTTGGAAAGGAAAAGGAAAAGTACCTACATCAACCCAAACCTCAGATGATGTTTCGCCTAATAAATATATCTCTCTGTGATCCACAATAATGGACACCAAATTATCAGGTGAGCCATCTTTAGAAGCAAAAGAAAGTTGTGAAGATATTGGAGACAATCCGTTAGAAGCACCCCATTGCTGTGTTCCAGGATAGTTATACACAAAATAGTTATCCACAATATCCACCACATCAGCGCCACTAAAAGCACCATCAGATGTTGGCAATATTGAGAAATTTAACGCATACATTGTCTCTGATCCAACAGTTTGCGTACCTGATACTGTATAAGTACCAGCTCCACCAGAACCAGAACCAAAAGTCAAAGAAAGTATTAATCCTGTGCCAGAACCGCTGGTTGTCGTTGTAACAGGAGTAGATGGATTCGTTGTGTAACTTCCACCAGATGTTTGAGATATTCCTGTCACCACACCAGCTGAAACGCTTGTAACTACATAAGTAGCAGGCTGAGAATAAGTGCCTCCAACCACCGCTACAAGATCATTTACCGCATATCCTGTACCACCAGAGGAAACTGAACCAGATAAAACTATGCCTGATCCAAGTGCCGTTATTACAGTATTTGCATTAACTGAAGTTCCTTGGATAGTCTGACCAACATATAAAGTACCAAAAGTTACTCCAGTTACAGTCAAAGTTCCTGACCCCAATGAAGCCGTAATAATCGCACCAGAAGCTGCCGTATTCATTGCTTCTGAAGCTACAGTCTGGGATATATTAACAGTCCAACTTGTGCCACTACCTGAAACAATGACAGTCTCAGGAGTTACACCTAAACCAAATACCTGTTGACCAACTGCCAATGCGCCAGTTTGTAGATTGTTAACAGTTAAAGTTGTACCTGAAATAGACCCATTAAACTGCGCTACTCCAGGATTAGAAATGCGCCATGTATAACGATATGTTCCGTCAACAATATAGACGTTTACTCCGTTATCAGATATTCCAACACGACCAGTAGTAGTCCTGAGTTGACCGACCAAAGACGGAGTAAAGTTAGAGGAAATAACGTACACGTATGGCCCGACCACCGCCATACATTGTGAGCCACCTGAAAGAGTCCGTAAGCCTCTGACTTCTTGTTGGTTCTGAGAAACAATCTTTGTAGTCAGTCCTGGAGTTGGATAAAGCGCAACTACCCCTCGATCTCCTTGAGGCTTAGTAGGATCAACTTCAGGTCTCCAGTTGATACATTCTTGAGCATCTTGGTAGATTGATGGTGCTTGGTACGCTGCTCCAACAAATCCAAAGTCTGGCATTTATGCTCCTACCTTTGCTTCTAGAGCTGTTACTTTTGCTGATAGTTCTTGGATTGCTTTTATCATTGCAGGAATTAAAGCAGAAGTATCAACTGCCCAAGGTGTTTTCATTGTTCCATCTTCGTTATCTACTCCAGGAGTTACACACTCAGGAGCAACATTTTGCAATTCTTGGGCAATCACACCAAAATCAACTTTGTTTTTAGTTTCAATCCAATCAAAACTTTTAATTTGAATGGAATCAATTTTTGATAAAGCAGATGATGCTTCAGTTATATTTTCTTTTAATCTTTGGTCAGAAGTTACGTTATAAGCAACAAGTCCTGCGCCACGGTTATAATTTATAGAACCTCTTGCAGTACCACTACCTTCAGTATAAAAAGTAAAAAATACGTTATTTCCTGATGTTGCGTTATTCCAAACATCAGCACAAGCCGCAGATGACTGTAATAATATTGTTGTTTGACTTCCAGAATATATATTTGTTTTGTAATTTCCTGTGTTTGTTGTAGTACCAATTAACAAATTACCAGAGGCATCTAAACGCATACGCTCTGTATCGTTTGTGGAGAAAACCAAAGGTATAGAACCTCCTGTATCTATAAAAGCAGAACCAGAAAACAATGAAGATGCGGAACCACCCATGCCAATAGACATATTTGCACCAAGATCATTAAAAGCGGCATAACTTGAATAACCCGTTGATAGTGTATTTTTTACTCTAGTAACTCCACTTGATCCAGATGTTTGAACATCTAAAGAATAAGCAGGGCTAGTCGTACCAATACCAACCCTTTGACTTGTATCTATTGTTACCGCAGTAGTTGTTCCATTAGTCTGCAAAGTTAAAGACGTACCACTTTTAACAATAGGTGTGGTTACAGACGTAGTTCCCGCAACTGTAGCGCCAGAAATAGCGCCAGAAGACGTTACGTTTGTAGGCGTAATAGTAGACGCTTGGAACGTGCCAGAATAGACCGCAGAGTTGACATCATTGAGCCACCCAGCGTCTATGACTGTTTGATAATTGACGAATGTTGTTGATGCCATTTTTTATCCTATAAAACTATCTAAATAATCTTTCAACCTAAACAATCAGCGGAAAAAACCCCCGCTGAGGATCCAGCCTGCGTCCCTCGACCGACTAGAAGTAATCACTTCATCGTACCTAGAAACTGGAGGAGGTCTCATGTTTGTGCGCTTGAGTTCTGACTTTGCTTGAGCAGCATATGCTCCGATCATTTGCAACTGTGTGCCGTTTATCTTGCCAAACATGGGCATGAGTCGCTCTGCAAGTAGCCAACGTAAAGCATTGGTAAACCCTTGCGGAAGAATCATTGTGTCGTTTAGCGTTGCGTATCTTGTGAACAATGTGTCTGCAAACAAGTGCATTTCACCCTGAGATGGGTTAGGCCACACAAAGATATTGCCCAATGTTTCTGTTGGTTGGTAGTAGAACGCTTTAGGCCAAGGCCCTGAAAGTGTCTTCAATCCAATCATTTGATATTGCCCATAGTCCAAAACAGACAATGGATAATCTAATCCACCCTGATAAACAGGTGTACCATTGGAGTTGGTGTTTACCCTAACAAATCCTGAATTGATAGCTAGTGGACGTTGAAAGTAAAGCTGAATCGTTGTACTTGCAACTGCTGACGAATATGTCGTGTTAAGTAAATAAGTACCCGCTTCATTGACTTGACCACCAGCGCCTGTCAAGAATCCTACAATTGTAGTTCCTGTCGTTATTCCTGTTCCTGACAAAGTTTGACCGACTGCAACACCACCAGAATTGATGGATGTAATCGTAAGGATATTTCCTGATATTGATCCAACCACTTGAGCGCCAATTTGACCGCCTGGCCCGATTGTGTACTGAGTTTGACCTGGAGTTATCGGGAAAATAATCTCAGTCTTGTAAAACGTCATCATGGATTCGTTTGACAGCTGGTCGAGTAAGTCGTTGAGCATATCAAACGCATCTTGCGCTTCGTCAGGTGTAGGGGTTTCACCAGAAGCTATTGCCCCTATGTCTTTCATCGCCCTTGTAATAATGTCGATTGGCATTGTCATAGAGACACCTTAAATGTTTCAGCAGGCAACCAAGGCATTTTTACCTTTTCTTTTTTCAGATTTTCTAGTTGTTCTGCTAACCTTGATTTTATTATATTTACGCCATTTTGTGTACTATCTTCTTCTACCCATGCACAAACATTATTGTGTGTGATTTCCTTGAAAACTGGCATGGGAATACGAGGTCTAATATTCCACCAACCCTCAGTTTCCACTTTAAAGTCGCCATCAGTAAGCGTACAAGTGTAATAAACCTTGGTAATTTGCTCGTTTTCAGCTTCAATATCGTTGATAGTCCAATCGTAGGTCATGCAATATTCCCTATGTTTGTTGTCCCAAGATCGGTAAACTGGAAGTTTGAGCCTAGCAAAGACGTTACAGTTCCCGCAGAATCTGTCACCAAGAGCTGAAGTCTCATGTTTGCTGACGGAATTATGTCCCCCTCAATGAACGCTGAATAACTTGTTGCGTCCAATAGTCCAAAAGATACAGGAAACGTAGAAGTCGCTGCAGCTACTGCGTAAGAATTGTAAATAGCAGATGTTCCGTTATTTACCTGAATTAACTGCATATTTGCGTTAAAAATAGTGAAATTGGACGTTGCTGAGTTAGAAAATGATACTGTAATCGTTCCAGCAGTCGCTTTTGTAAATAGCAAACTGTACCTAAATTTGTACAAATG